TCAAATCAGGCTGCCTGGTTCTATCGGTGCGTCAGGCACCAGGATGTGAAGCGTGATCATGTGCTTGAGATCATAAGGCAGACCGCCCTTTGTGATCTTCACTGTTAGCACACCCTCAGCAAAATCCGTCTCCACGTCCGCACCATCATCGACCTGATTGATGGTGTAGCCCCAGCCCTCATCGACGGGCGGAAATGGAACGAGGCCGAGACACCCTGTAATCCGATAAACCCCGGTCGATACTCGCGACGAAAAAACCTCACTGCCCCCCAGAGAAACGAGGTCATAAGTTGCCCCAGTTGCACCGAGAACGTTGATTGCTGCTCTAGCCATGATTAGATCGCCTTCAATGTGCCGTCTGCGGCGCGGGTTGTGTTGGCTGTTGTGTACAGCTCAGCGGTTGCGGTCCAACCACCTGAGTTGTTTGTCGCCCTTGCAACAATTTTTACCTGGGCCGCTCCTTGCTGGATTGCAAGTTGTGCCGTGAACCCTGGAGATGAGTACGGCAAGTTAAGGATCGACGAGTAGTTGAGTAGCGTTGTCGTCGTACCGTCCATTGCGTAGAAGCCACCAGGTAGGCCAAGTGTTTCAATTGCCTGAATCGGCGCTGTCGTGCCCGCCAGGCCATAGGTGCCAATCTTCACGGCATCAGTGATTCCGTACCCTGCAAGGGTCGTGGCCTTGGCGGCTTTACCTGACAGCTGAGACGCCATTGTCGTTGCGAAATTGGGATCATTCCCGATTGCTGCGGCTTGCTTGCCCAACGTATCCAGTGCGGCGGGCGCAGACCCAACCACCGCCGCAACGGCGGTTTTCACAAAAGCCGTACTTGAGGCCTGAGTTGTGTTTGTACTTGCCGCAGCTGTAGGAACAGTAGGAGTTCCGGTAAATGACGGGCTCGCAAGCGGCGCTTTTGCAGCTAAAGCCGTTTCAGTTGCTGCAGCATCAGCTTTGGTCGCGGGGTTGAAAGTTCCGCTGTGCCACAGGGTACGCACGGGGGTCCAATTCCCTTGAGCGTTGACTGCGCGAGCGACAATCAGAACATCACTACCGCCTTGCTCGATTGCAATTTGTGCCGAATACCCGGCGCTGGAATACGGCAGGTTCAAAACCGACGAGTTTTGAAGCAGACCAGTATTGCCGCCGCCCATCGTGTAGAAACCGCCAGGTAGACCAATTGTGTCAATCGCAGCATTCGGAGTCGCGGCGGCACCGAGGCCGTACTGTCCAATAGCGAGCGCATCAGTGATGCCGTAGCCGCCCAGGGTCGTTGGCTTGCCAGTGGAGATCTTGCTCCAATCCAAAGCCGGTATGTCAGCGGCGGCCAAGAAACCACCAGCTGTTACGAGGCCTTTTGCATTCACCGTGACCTTCGTCCACGCCCCTGCAGCTACGCCACTATCGGCAAGCGTCAGGGAAATAGAGACGTTGGCAGAACCGTCAAATGAAGCGCTGCCACTACCCGCACCACTAATTGAGATCGTGCGAGCGACCGCCAACTTAGTCGCCACGACGATTGCTGTTACACCATCGATAACTTTCTGAAGCTGGTCTTTAAGCCACTGTGTGCGGCTCGCCAGTTGCTTGGCTTGCAAGTTGTCGATGCCCTCGGGGCCGCCGAGGACGGGATCGGAGGTTTCGAGTTGATAGATGCCGGGTGTCCATTGAATTGGTTCAGGTAGATCGGCCATTAGCTGCTCCCACGGTTGTATTGACCGTCGCGCCGTGCAACACCGTTGTGTCGGATCGCGACTTCCTGATAGTCGAGAGATACCAGGCGGCAGCGTGCAGGGGCGACGGAAAGAAGAAGGCGGCGCAAGAGCGCAGCCTGATCATTGGTAATGACACGTTTTAGAAAGACGCGATAAAGAGCCCACGCAGAGGGATCGCCATGGACGTAGGTGCCATTGCGAGTGATTGAGCCGTTGCGGATCTGGTTGTTCAGGCCCTCCTGGATCACTACCTCACCGAAACCCAGCAAACGGATAACCTCACGGATTGCCCAGGGCGTTCCCTTGTGGCGGTGCAACTCGGCCGAACTCTTGATCAAGTTGCGCTTGGCGTCGTCAGACTCGGCCAACAGCCAGGCCGCCTCATCGACCAGGGAGAATTGATCGGCCAAGACGGGCAGCAGTTGCGGCTTCACAAGGTCGACCAGGTACACCAACATCGCGTTGATATCGAGGCCGTCAAACGTTTCGGCCAGCAGGCCGCAGAGCAGCGCGAAGCGTTCATCACCGGCCAGCGCTGGCGGCAGTTGCTGCTTAGCCATACGCCACCCCAGCGTCCTCTAGCAGGACCGAGGTGTTATTTGCCCACTCATTGCTCTGCAGTTCGCGCAACGCGCTGGGCAATTCCAGCTCTGCGCGATAGACGCCACTCCCCTGCAGCAGAGCGGTAATTTGTTCCGGAACAAGATCACGGCCGAGTCCCGCCCGCCGTTCAGCCACATACGCATCAGCGGCGGCTTTGGCGGCCTTCATCGCTTCGACTCGGTCTGCTGTCGCGTAGAAGGTCAGGCGTGCCTTGATCGAATAGGCCACCTCGGTGGGCGCAAGAGCGTGCACGGTGTCGCATAGCGGACGCAGCTTTTCGCCTGAGACCTGGCTTTTGATCTGCTGCAGCAGCTCGGCCGAAGGCAAGCCGGTATTGGTAAGCGGGAACAGAGCCACATGGCCATCCGGTTGACCTTCGTCCGGTCCATGCACAGCGACATCGATGATCGACTGATGTACAGCCAGGGCGTGATATCGATAAGCACCGCGGCTGCCCGCATTGCTGAAGGCTTCAGGGGCCAAGATGATCCGCTCGCGATAGCGCTCATCATCTTCATCCTCGGCACCATCGGCGGTGACACTGGTGTTGGTCGCTGTCAGGCCCGCCGCAGGTGTGTTGCCGATGCTGCTGATCTGGCCAACGGCCCAACCGTTGCCAATCGTCCCGGCCGTAAGACAAGTCGCCGTAGTGTTTGCCTGAACCTGGCCAGTCGGAATAGTTGCGCCCTGGTCAGTCAAGAAAGTGATCTTGGCATCCTGGGTGCTGACCCGAGTGCCGGCAGGAATCAGCAGCGGCTGCTGAACTGCGGCCGGCATATTGAAGCGGATAGGACAACGTGCAGGAGCAGCCAACAGCCTGGGGGTCGCTACCAGTTCGCCCAGGTAATCAAGAATGGGAGCCTCTGCGAAACGCACAAGGGACTGCTCGCCGGCATTCTGAATAGCCATGTCAGAAAGCGTCTTGGTGTAGGCGATCAGGTCGATAAAAAGCCGCTCGACCTGAGCGGGATACAGGGTTTTCCCTGACTTGGCTTCATAGCGGGCAATCAGGGCGGCCTCGGTGGCGGCCGGATCGATCTCGACAAAGACGGGTTTAGGCAGCTCGCGCATAGGGCACCTCGGTCAGCTGGGTGACACCATCCGCAACACGCCATTGCACCCGCACCCTGATCCGCGATTCTTCAATCAGCACCTGTACCTGGACGACTGAGATACGGGTTTCCCAACGTCGAAGAGCGTCGACCGTTTCCCGCACCAGGTGCGGGGTCACTCGGTTGACAGGCCAGTCGAGGTATAAATGCAGGTCGCTGCCGAAGTCCGGCCGATGAGCATCGGCGCCCTTGGGCGTGGTGAGGATGATACGAATTGACTGATCGATATCGCGCAGGCCCTCGACAACCTCCCCGGATGTGCCGAGGGTGGGCTGCCAGTGGGCGGCGGTGATGCTGGTGTAGGGAGTGGGCGTCGTCATGCGCCCATAATGCAAAAGCCTGCTGACGCAGGCTTTTAATCGAGTTTAAAGAGTTCCAGGGCAGGCTTAATGGCTATGGTGGTTCGAGTTGCCACCGACATCGAGGACAGTCCCGGTCGCGCTGACGTTGCCATTCACAGCCACGTCGCCATTCACCTGCAGGCTGCCATTGAGGGTGACCTGCGGGATATCCAGCGTCGCTGACGGCGCCTTCACCACCACCGGATCGCCGGCTTCCACCGTGATGTTCCGGCCGCACTTCACAAGCAACGCTCCCACACAATCCAACGTCATCACCCCTGCGGCTCGGTCATAGGTGGTAACCGTTCCATCGCTGAACCGCACATAGTCCGTATCCTGGTCAACAACGGGCGGTGGCTCGGCCGTCGAATAGACCCCGCCCAGGCAAACGCCACCTACACCGTCAGAGTCCAGCAGAACGGCAACCTGTTCCTTCAGCTCGGGCATCAACGGCCGGCGCTGAGTACCCTGGGTATTGCGCTGGAGGACGTTGAGCCAGTAGGTCTCAACGCCGTCACGGTCGTCCAGTCGCACCCGGACACGGCAGGTCATGTAGTCCACGGCGCTGACTTCGCCGTATTCCAGCTGAACGCCCATCAGGCGACCCCCTCTTGTTGAATACCGTAAGTCGATAGCGACAGGTCAGGCTTGGTGCTGTTCTGGTTCATTGAGATCGAGGGCGCCGAGACGCGGCAAGACTCAAGATCGACGATGTAGCCGCCGCTGCGGTTCATCTGGTGTCGGGCTGAAGTGATCAGGTAGTTACCTCCGAGCTTCCCAGCGGCCGCCAGAGTCACGATGTTGCCGCTGACCAGGTTGGGCCGGCCCATGGCGGTCCAGGCGCCTGTTGTGCGCTCGCGGTTGGCCCTGGCTAGCTCGGCCTTGGCTTTCGCCTTGGCCTCTTCTGCAGAGGCGCTGCGCTTGCGTTTCTTCTTGGTGTCGCCGCTTGTCGTGGCCTTGCTGGAGCTGCTCGGCACCGCGACGGTCTCACCTTTGTTGTTGATGGTGTATGAGATCAGCTTTTTGGTCGCCGGCTCCTTGTGCTTGACCTCAACGGCCTTTGGCACTTCCCGGATCTGGTCACGCAGAGTGACGTTGGCCAGGTCTCCCAGAACCATGGACGCGACCGGCACGCCCTTGACCAGCTCACTGATGGCATGGAACACCATGCGCTTGCCTGTCACCTTGAACGCATAGTCGTACTCGCCCGCCAGGTTACGCAGGAATTCCAGATCCGACTCCTGTTGTGTCAGCCGGTCGAGTTTGATCGGCTCGATACTGCCGATCAGTTCCAGCCCCTGGCGGGCGGCGATCTGCTTGGCTACCGCGTCCAGGGTCGTGTTTTCGTAGGCCTTATGTTCAGGCGTGCGCAACGGACTGTTGATGCCGGTGCCCAGGGCGCGAATCGTGACCGACGAAGCAGGACAACGCAGCTCGATCCCGTCGATCTCAAACCGGCCCACCTCGCGTAGTGGTTTCCCTTCCCAGCCAATCGACAGCGCCAGGCTATCGCCGTGTCCGGGATACCAGGCATCGCGCCATTTACCTTCGGCGTCCTCCAGCTCGACATCCAGGCTGTCGGCCTGACCAGACAAGAAGTCCATGTAGGTCAGTGACAAGAGGTGTTCGCTGATGTTACGGGTGATATTGCGCTGCTGGTAGATCAGGACGAAGCGCGCCTCGGGCACCTGCTCGGGAATCATCGCATCCATGGGGGCAAATCCTCGGTGGTGACCATGGGTTCAAGGACCGGGATGGCCAGGGTCAACCCAGCCGGCAAGGCCCCGGTAATCGGCACATGTTTGTTGGCTTCAACGATCGGCGAATACCGATGAGCATCGCCGTAATACCGCCAGGCCAACTGGTCCCAACGTTCACCCTCAGTCGTGACATGGGTAAGAAACATCAGGCTTTCCTCGTCAGGACTTGTGCCGCCAGGCCGGCCAAGCGGGTACTGGCACCGCTCATGGTGGTGAGTGCCTGGTCCAGCGACTCACGGGACGCGGTGAATCGGTCGACAATATTGCCCAGGTCAACCGGATCGAGCGCGGAGTGAGCGCCCATTACACTGCCCAGCACGCTCTCACCCAGGCGCGACAGATCTGCTCCGTCATCGAGCAGTCCCGCAGCCGCAGTCAGCCCCTGCAAAGGCTCAATAGCCCTGGCGGTGACGCCCAGCAGTTGGGGCACCTGGCCAAGGATCATCGAGGCGTTACCGCTCTTGACCGTCTCGTACAGGTTCTGGCCAGCCTTCAGCATGTTGCCGGCCGTCTTGGCATGACCGATCACCGCTTGCACGGTGCTGGGGGCAGGCATCAGCCGGGAGATGAGTCCGGGCGATCCTGCTGCAGCAGCCGACGTACCATTCAACGCCGTATCGAGCAGCCCGGAGCGGGTCACCTTGCGGGTGAAGGCCCCGGTGTATTCCTTCAAGGACAGCTGAACTACTGCAGATTGGATCTGGCCCGTAGCAGTTCCGCGGCGGACGGTGTTGCCGATGTTGGTGATGACATAGGGGCCATGGTACTCACCGGAGCCCATCACGAACGCCAGCGGCTCATGCTTTGCCTTGGCCTGGCGCAATGCCCGCAGCCGCGCCTCAGGGTCGCCCAGGACAGGGTGCAGCTCGATAGTAAGATTGCATTCGTCCAACCCTTCGCCGATCCACTCCAGGAGTGGCTTGCCCTGGATGCGCGCATGCTCGGCCCAATCGGCCGATCCGCTTTGCTCCATGCCGGTGATACCACCGGCCACGGTGAATTCGATCTCGCCCAGGATGGCAAACATCAGGTCATCCCTCCGTCACCCGAGCCATAGCTCAGACGACGCTTGTCGTGCATGTAGCGCTCCATCATCCGTAGAAACTCTGGGTAGTTCGCCTGCAGTGCCTGATTGACCTGGTCCTGTACGCCAGGGCCGCCCGGCACGGAGATCTGTGGGGAGAAGTGGATGACGGTTTGACCGCCAGCAGCTGCAGTACCAAGAGCAGTGCCACCACCACCGCCCATCATGCTTGCCCTGGAAACGTCGGCCGGGTTCGGTGGTGCGAGGTCGACCCCCGATTGCGCTGCCATGCCAAGCGCCGCCTTACGCACCAGACCCGCTTGGGCGCTGATGCCGATAGCGGCCCCCTCGCTGATGTTGGCCCCATAGCCCATGAACACGCGGCTCGGTGACTGGATGCCAAGCGTCTCAGTGAACCAGCCTTTCAGCGATGAGCCGACACCGACCACGCTGTCTTTCAGCGACGTGGCCATGTTGCTGATGCCGTTGACCAGGCCCTGGACGATCATGCCGCCGAACTCGCTAAATTTGCCGGGTAGCTCAACACCGAAATAATTCATCACCCCGGCAAAGGCCGTGTAGAAAAGGCCCAACGGCGAGAAGTTGGTGATCAGCCCGACAATGCCACCCAAGCCACCGCTGAAACCAGCCTTGATCTCGCCCCAGAGGCCTACAAAGAACCCTTTAATGGGCTCCCAATAGCGGTAGATCAGGTATGCCGATAGAGCGATACCTGTCACAAGCAAGCCGATGGGATTCATCAGCAAGGCTCGTCCCAGCCATAGCATCGTCTGCCCGACCAGCTTCAGACCAAATAACAACGTGCTGCCCAGGACTTTGCCCAGCGCCAACGCACCACGTGCAGCCATCAACAGCGGAGCGCCTAGGGCCATGGTCAGACCGCGCAAGAAGAGCCCGCTGTATCGAACGACAGTCACCAAACCGCGACCAACACGCGATAGGCCAGTGATCAATGGTGTGAACTTACCCATCTGCCACATGGCGCGCAGCAACGTCCATTTGGCGGATAGAGTGGTGACGGAGGTGGTTATGGCCACGAACGGTGACAGCACCAGGTTGGCCCCATAGGCGACACCGATAAAGGCCAGTTTGCTGAGCAGAAGGCCGCCGACCAGGCCGATGACGCCCTTGATGAGTCCGGGGTTTTCATTCGCCCAGGTGGCGAATGACTGCAGCACGGGCCTCACTGCTTGGGTAATGTCGACAAGTGCAGGCAGCAGCACGCTGCCGACGGTTATTCCGATCTCCGAAAGATTAATCGTCAACGCCTTTAGCTGCTCCTTCGGACTTTCCATGCGCTTGTTCCAGTCAGCATCAAGTCCGCCTTTATCGGCGGCATCGATACTACCCTTTTGAATGCTTGCAAGATCCTTCTTGTTGGCCATTGCCGGTCGAACGAAAGACAGTACCTGCTGATCGGCGAACAGCTCCCCCAGCTTGTACGCTTCATTCAAGCGGCTGAGGGCAATCTGCCGCTCTTTATCATCCGAGATGGCCATCACTTTCTGAAACTTATCAGCAGCCTCTGGCCCCTTAGTACCTACATACTGAGTAATGACCTCCAACATCGCTTGGACGGGAGTGAGACCTTTCCCGACCAAGTTTTTCATAGCGTCTGTTAAATCAATTCCGGCACCTTCAAAGGACTTGAGTGTGTCCTTCGCGGTTAACTTAGAAAGGAAGTTCTTGAAGTTGTTCGCGGCTTCGTCGTTGCTACCAGCACCGCGCCGAGCGATCTGCAGAGACGCACCGATCTCAGCAACAGCACGCTCACCTGTGACGCCCAGGGCGGCAAATTGAGGGGTAAGTTGCGGCAGCCATTTGGCCATGTCCGCCAGCTCAAACTGGCCACTCTTACCGGCAAAGGCGAGCATGTTCATTGAACGCTCCAGCCCTGCAGCACCGACACCAAGGTTGTCATTGAGCGCGATGGCCACCGAACCGAGGTCATCCATACTGGCCCGAGTCGCTGTCGCGGTTTTGGCCATCACTGGTGCATAAGCAGCCAGCTCCTTGGCACTGGAGATACCACCAGCAATTAACACCGCCGTACCGTTGGCGACCTCAGTCTGAGTCTGATTCCACTTCAGTGCAGAAGCACGCATCACATTGCTGAGTTCGGTTTCTGCGGCCGCGTCAAAGCCACCGGTAATTGCGATGTCATTTGTTCGGTCCTTGAAGTCGATGGCGGTACGCATCGACTGAACAACCGGCGCACCAAGTACAGCACCAGTGCCGATTGTTTCCATGGCTTGGCCACGCAGTTCGCCCCGCTTGTTCTTGAGGGTTTCGCCCCGGACGATGCTGGTATTGAGACGATCCTGTTTGACCTTGAGTTGCTCAATCGCTCGACCGACCTGATCATACTGTCGGCGCATGCGCTCGATGCCAGTACCACCACGTGCCAGGGACGCGGCCAACTCGGTCCCTATGAGCTTTTGCTTGGCTGTCAGGCCATCGGTCGCACGGCCGAGTTGCTGCACTGTTGACCTGGCCGAACCGAATGCACCGCTCAGGGTGCCGGAGACCGCAGCCCCGATCCTTAATCCAACCCGAACTTCATTGGCCATAACTTTCTCTTCGAGGGGCGACTATTGCGAGTGGCCGCCCTCTATTGCAGAAGGCGGCTCCTTGTTGGCGGGAGTAGTGATCAGCGGTTCATTCTCTCGGCGGCCTCGATCCGCCGATTGATCTCTCGCTCACAGACATCGACCCACCGCCAATAATCAACCATATCCAGCCGTGCGATCTCAGACGGCTGCATCCTCAACACCAGCAACAGCGCCTCGTCCCAGGACTGCAGCAAGGTCTCCTCCGTCAGCCATTTCCCGCAACACCTCGGTGGCTAGCTTGGAATCGGCGATGTCGAACTCGCCGAGATCCTCAATGGTGACACCCAGCAGTTTGGCCACGAGCATCTCTTCCATCTCATCTTCATTTTTTGTAGCTGCCCGGGCAGCACTGATGTCTTTGCGCTTCAGGCGTTTGATGGACAGCTTCGAGATCATGTCGCCGCTGGCACTTTTGAAGGGAAACTTGAGGGTAAAGCTGAGTGGGTCGGCCATCTTTGTTGCTCCAGGTTGTCGGTTTGATCGACTGCTTAAAGGAGCCCAGAGCATCGCACCTGGCCGTGGCGATGACTTTTAATCGAGTTTAAAGAGTGCGCTCAGGCATGCCGCACACTTGCTGCGCCAACTTGAGCCCCTTGCGGCAACTGGCAAGTACATTGCTGACAGCTTGTGGTGTCGCGCCAACTCGGCGAGCGGCCTCGCCTGGAGCGAGACCCTCGACTAATACCAAGCGAGCGGCATCCTGACTGGCGCCAACTCTCAGGCGTATTAAGTCCGCCAGCGCGTCAAACTGTTTGGAATCGATCATTCGGTCCTCTTGTATTCGCCAAGTATGGAGCTGATGAGAACCACCAGTTCAGCAGGCACAAGCTCTGTGCGCTTACCTGGAGTGGACCCACGCAGCGCATCAATTCTTGAGCGCGTCGTTGGTAGGCCAGCAGCAGTCATTGCTTCCGCGACCTCTTTCGCATCCCATCCGTCATGCCGGAGAAGCAACAACAGGTGTTTGATCACGTCCCGCAGATCACATTCCGGCGAGTTTTTATCGGGCCATGGGTGCCCATGAAGGGTTTGAGGACGGACGCGTGACAGCAGCTCACTGCCTTTCCAGATCTCAGCGGTTCCGCCGCTCTGCGCGCTGTCTCGATTTCTAGCGGCGCGATTCCAAGCGGCTTGGGCCAAGGGCGACCATTCTGTTTCGCAGATCAATTCATCGTCCAGGTGAATGCGGTACTTGTTCATTCACCACCTCGCTTGCTCTCTTGGGCAGCTCGCCACCCAATACCGGCAGCGGCCTCGCGCTGACATTTATTTACAAGGTCTGGACGATACTTATTGATCCACCACATACCCATCTTGAGAGCGCTCTCATGGCTGTGGAAACGGGGGAAGACCGCCCACAGTTCCTCCTTGTACCGTTCAATCGCTGGCTTGAGGTCCAGTGGATCAAAGAACACATGGTTGTAGTAGAGATCGTAATCGTCGGCGCCAATATCTACGTCCTGGCCTGGAGGTAGTGGGTACTTGGCAAAGCCTTCTAATGTGTGTGGATCAAGCCATACAGACCAACGCTGATTAATCAGGTTCTGCTTGACGTGCAGAAAGCAGGAAAGCAACTCCTGCACATCGGGGTGGCCTTGTAAAATCGCCATAGCTTTATCTCCGGGTGTGTTGCTGCCTATGCGGCAGTCATCCATGGTGATGTTCTGGAGTAGTTCTGCCTATTCGGCAGTGGTATTTCAGAGGTAGAAGTCAGAGCCTTTGTAGGTGTGCTTGATCAGTGTGTCAAGGTCCATCCGAGCGGCGCGGGCCAGATTGGCTTTGCTACGAGAGACGGTGTAAGTACGGCGATTGACCGGGGCACCTTCGATGGAGACAGCACCGGCTACCTCTACTTCACGCGCATTTTCGGACAGTTCTACTTCGGCGATGATTTCGTTCTGGCTGCTGATTACAACTGCTTTCATTGTGGTGATCTCCGTACATTCTGGGCTGCCTATACGGCAGTGAGGGGTTGGCGATTCGCCTTCCGTGGAAACAATAATACACCCTTAAGGGTGTATTTCAAGTTTGCTGACTGGAAAAAAAGAAGCCCCGCACGATGGCGGGGCTTCGGTTTGCCGTCCTGGCGGCTCATTCCATTGGAGCTAGTCCCTATGCCTGACCGATATTCTTCCGGTACTTGGATAACTGGTCTTCACCGCCAACCCGGAAGATGTTGGACAGGTAGTCCAGCAACACCACTTCATCACCGTTGAGTACCTGACGCACGTAGGTCGCCGAGAATGGCGTTTCGTATTTGGCCGGATCGCGTGGCTTATGATTGCCCAGCTGGTACTCCTTCCCGGTGATGGTCATCATCGTGACCAGCGGGATCTCGTCGACCAGGCCACCGTTGTTGAACACCTGGACGCTGGAACGGCATTGCAACTGGATGCTCTTGAACGGAGTCACCAGTTTCTTCGCCGCCTCCTGGTACAAGCTGTTCCAGGTGATTTTTCCTTCCAGCTTATCGATGCCATCCGGCAGCTCGATCAGGCCGACCATACCCAGCCCCTGAAAGTCGCTCATCACGGCCTTGATCGTGCCCAGGTCGATCTCTTCACACTTGCCAAAGAAACTGGCGCCGTCCAGGTAGATGGCGGCGTTGGAAATGCGGTGTGCGCTAAAACCGGCCATTTATGCGGCTCCCAGGTTGACCAGGTATTCCCCGGTGATTTCAGTTTCGAAGGTGCCGCGCTCGAATGGCACGGGAACCCCGAGCTTGTAGCTGAACAGGACGTGCCCCAGCTCCAGCTCGGTTTGTGGATTGCGTGCAGGGTCATACCAGCATTCGCCACCGAGAAGCGCCTCGTCGCCAATCAGCTTGCGGATGAACAGATTCACACTTTCGGTGATGCTGGTAATCAGCGAGTCGGTGACCGGCATATCGACAAATTGCAGCGAGCTGTAGCGAATCGACTCGTCCACCACGTCTTTGGTGCGCCGCACGTTTTCAAAGTTGCGCGTGTGGGTCACGGTAGGCCAGGCGGCGGAACGGTTACCCCACAAACGCAAACCAGTGCCGAAGGAGTTGAAGACAGTGGTGATGCCGTTTTCGTTGAGCAGATTGACCTCACTGTTTGGGTCATCCACCCGAGCCGTCAGTGGTCGTTCCAGGCCAATCACACCAACCAGTTCCTGGTTGGAACTGCTCCACCAGTACCCCTTGTCGTTATCGATCTTAGCCCGCAGGCCTGCTGCGCGGATCGACAATGGCTGCAGGCGCGAGCCATCGGTTGGCGCGTCGTACACCTTCACATGCGGATAGAACAGACGCACACGGTCGCTGCTGGTGTTGAAGTTGATTGCTCCAGCCGGACCGCGCCCGGCAATAGCTTGCTGTACCGTAGTCCCGATAGGCGCATCGATATAGGCAAACGCCTTCACCTGCACAGCTGAGGCGATCAACTCAACACTGACCGAATTCAGGGTGCTGAAGCCCGGCGCAATGAAGATCTTCGGGAAGTACCCGAGCAAGTTGTAACTGTCCTGAAAAGCTTTCAAGCCTGTACGCCGGCCGGCGACGGTAGTGCCACCGATGATATCGGCCGGAGTGACCTTGCTCGGATCAGCGTAGGTGTAATCAGCCTTCACCTGGGCATTAGCGGGAATGCTGCCGGTCGCCAGGCGCTTTACCCGGCCGATCAACGTATCAGCGGTGTAGTCGGTGCCCAGGTCGTAGGTGGTGTCGCCATCCGCAGACTTGAGCGTCAACAGCTGCAGCGCGCCGTGTTCCAGCTGCAGCAGCTCGTTATCGCCAAACTGCTTTTCCTGGTTCACAACGTTGGTGCGGTGAATCGCTGGATCGAGGACGTTGACCACCAACACCGTGCCGGTGCCGAAGTCGTAGATTCCTTCCAGGGCTTCAGGAATGCTGAAGCCGTCGAGGTGCGTGCCGAACTGAGCAGCATCTACTTCGTTCAGCGATTGGGTCAGCTCGTTGACCGGCCCGATGGGCGCCGTGCCGACCAGGGCGATTACCGCCGACTTGACCACGCGAATGGAGCGAGGGCCGCGCTCGACTTCGATGGTTTCGAGACCGTGTAAATAGTTGGCAGCCATTGGTTCACTCCTGTCCAGGTTTCTGAGGCGCAGCTGCGGTCTTGCCGGCTGGCTTCGCTTCAGTTGGTACAAGCACCAGGTGCTTGAGTTCGAGTAACACCAGGGTGTACTCGTGGTCGGCCGGCAGATCGACGGGTTTGCCCGGCAGCAGCTGCACGTCCAGCAGTTCGCGGGCATCGCCTACCCGCAAAGTGGCGCCGCTCTGCGGGCCGTTATAGATGTAGCGGGTAAGTTTCATTGCTCTTCCTCGAAACGAACTTGCGTAAGCAGAGGGCCAATTTCGGGGCCCATGACTTGCAGTTGAGTGGCACGCATGGCGAAGTCCTGGCCGTACTGCCAGAGCCCTTGTATCTGACCGATGTATTGCTCTGCGACTGGACGGCAGGCCTGATCGCAGTGCGGTGCAAACCAGCCAGTCAGACAATCGCGGATGTGGTCGAGGTAGCTGACCGCTCCGTCTTTGCCGTTTAGCTGACGAAACACCAAGGTCACCCTGATGAGGATGTTGCGAGCCTGAAACATCGAATCTCCGGCCTCGGAGCCGCCGAAAGTCGATTTGCCGTAGGCCAGCAGGAGCGCGCCCCGTGGGTGGTTCAGGCGGTAGCGTGCAGGGTCTTCAGGAAACAGCTCGACCGTCAGCATCTGGCCAAAGGTCTCCTGCAGGCGCTTCTGCATCGCCTCCAGGAGTTGCACTGTTTGGGTTTTGGGCTGGCTCATTTGTAGCGCCCCCAGAGGTCGCCGCCGAACTGTTGAGGACGTGCGCGAACCCGGATTTCCCCAGGCTCCGGTGTGGCCTGTCCGCTGGGCATGCCCAGGGTGACCACACCATCACGGATGCTCTCCAGGAGCTTGATGGTGTCCTTGCGGCTGTCCTTCACCGCGTCAGGCAATGCTCCTTCGGGACGGCGCTGATACAGCCAGTGCCGAGCCAGGTACACCACTGCATCGCGCAACACGGTTGGCACTGGATCAAGCGGCAGATCGTAGCGACCGCGCAGGTAACCATCGACCAGCTCTTCAGCCTGGCGAACACCATCCTCAATGACGCCCTCGTTGGGCTCCATTGCTGCGGGGTTGTCGTTGGAGAGCTGGAGCAAGGTCAGCTCAGGAATGGCCTTGCCGATATCGGCGCGAGTGCAGTAGCGCATGGCTGGCCTCAGATCCCCCGGACGATACGGATGACATCACCTGCAGCAGCTGCTGCATCCATCGCGATGCCGTTCGACTTTCCTGCAGCGAGCGTCACCGCTCGGCCCGAGGCGTCGGACTCCACCTCGGCGCCGGCCGCCACTGCACCACCAGCCTTAACCAGGCAGATGCCCAGGACGTTGATCGGTGCCACGCTGTCTGCTTCGGTATCCGCCTCGACAGTACCCAGGGCATTGGCACCGGCAGCACACAAGGAGCCCGTGAAGCCGGCGAAGAGGTAGCGCGGCAGATCAACCACCGCGACAACCGAGGTAGTGAGGACAGGTTGTTGAGTCTTCATTTTTTGCTCCCGAAAGGTTCGAGAATTCGGCGAGCCAACAGCGAGGCCGCGTCCTTATCGTTCAAGAAAATTTCATCGCCCTGGTGATACCAGGTGCCGTCGTGCAGCACGGACGAAACATCGGTCACCAGATAACCGGGTAGCGTCGGCGCGCCCGAGACATCACCTGGTGCAGCAGCTGTGCCATCAGCGGACGGGGCCGCGATGCGGATTGGTCCCCCAAGCTCATCCAGCGGCCCATCCAGGTCGTCAGCTGGTGCGGGCGCTGCTGCAGGTGGAGCTGCTGCAGCGGTTTGGCTGGCATCACCTTGCGCAGCATCAGCAGCCGGTGCACCTGGTGCGGGGGGCGCTGGAGCTGCAGCCTGATCGTCGGGTTGTTCGCCCGATGCTGCAGGGACTGCTTGCGGAAGCGCTGCAGCAGCTGGTGCAGCTGCAGCGGTTTGACTGACATCCCCCTGAGCCGCATCAGCGGCTGAGGGGGTGCCCTTGATTGGTTTAGCTGCCATGGGAACCTCAGCCGTTGATGTCGGAGATCAGGTAACCGGCATCCGCGCCCACGACCACGGGCTTATAGATGTCGGTGTTACGGACGAAGCGCACCTTGCCGCCGGAACTGTCGTAGGTATCGATCTCGGGCATGCCCTTACGGCGCAGGGTGTAGCCGAAGCTTGGTTCTTCATGGTCGGCCTGCTCGGCGCTCGCCGGCTTGGCCACGTAGGCCAGCGTCAGGTTGTCGCTCCAGATGTCGGCGGTGTTGGTCGAGCCAGCCAGGGCTTCACCGATGCGAATGTCATCGATACCGAACAGAGCTTTCAGATGTTCCAGGGTGATCAGCTTGCGCTCGTTGCTGCCCAGCGCTTCCTGGAGCTTCGGGTGGAACTTGAGGGACTGGTACACCGAGGCACCCATGGTGATGGTGTTGGGGCGGATACCGATGCGGCTACGAACCACATCCTTGCCGCGTTCAACGTCTGCGATAGGGTCGCCACCGCCGTTGCTCCATTGACTAGAGCCTGACAGCGTGACCTTGGAGCCGGTTGGAAAGGTGCCAGGGTTCTGTGCCAGCTTGGCGCAGGTCACTTCACGGCGCAGGTCGATGGTATTGACCACGCGGCGCGAGGCGCGAGCTTCAGCGTCAAACATGGATTCGTTCTTCTCGCGGTAGTCCACGGGATAGGCGATGTCATGTTCACGCAGCACCACGTCCAGGCCGTCCAGGTCATCCGGGGTCATGATGTTAGATGCAGCACGAATGGCCCGCTCGGTGTCGTAGACCTCGAAGGCCTCCTTGCCGAACAGCGGGATGGTTCCAGCTTCCTTGTCGATCAATGCGATGGGGAACAAGCCTTCGCCGATGTACTGGGCGTTGCGATAGCCACGCGCCAGGTTGGTGAGTACCGGGTCAACGACCCGCAATGCCTTCAAACGATCAGCCATGATGGCTCCTTGTTACTTGATGAGCTGGCGAACCGCCGACTCGTAGGGGATGTTTTTGCTGGCCGCCAAAGCCGTTGCACGGTTGTGCAGGTTGAGGCGGTCGGGGTCGGTGTTCTTTTCGGCGAACTCCAGGTCGGTGGGTACGTGCACATCGCCCGAGCGTTCCTTGCTCGCTTGCTCGGCGAAGTCGATCTGTTTCGGCAGGTCGTCGAAGATCGCCTTGAGGCCTTCGATAACCGGCTTGCGCTGATCGCCCTCGCCGAACTCCAGCGGGGTGTCACCCGCCTCGGCGAAGTCCAGGGCGGCGATCAGGGCGGCGGCGTGTTTGGGCAGCAGCTTGCCCGCACCGACCAGGCCTTCAGCGAAAGCCAGGTTCTTGCCATGACGCTGCTCGGCCTGGGCCTTCTGCTGTTGTTCCTGGTGGGCAGCCAATTGGGATTTGAGGCGCTTGTTTTCCGCCTCCAGGGCGGCCTGTTCCGTTGGAGTCACGGTGTGTTCCTCGGTGGTGGGTTTGCTAGGTGGGGTGGGTTCGGTGAATGAGGGGCGGTCGTCTTCGCGCCGGGACTCGGCCAACAGGTTGTCTACGTCCCAACCAGGTACAACGCGGTCAGCATCTTCCTGGCTGAATTTGTCGATGAGCCATTCGCGCAGGCGACGGAAGACCCCAGCCGAGACGGCATCGCCGAAGTCGCCGAACTCGATTTCCAGCACACCCTCGCCGTCATCGAACTCGATGTCAGACAAGCCTTTGATGGCGGGCGGCTGGGCGCCGAGGAAACCGATATGACGCAGGTAGTAGATGCCCGGCTTGGGGTTGCGTGGGTCAGTGGGGGCGTACCAGGATGCCGAACGCGGATACCAGGTGCCGGCCGCAACGCCTTCGGCGAAGTCGTTGTGAACCTGTTCAGGTACTGCCGTCGCCTCGCCCTTGGGGTTGATGCCGATAGACCGAACCCAGCCATAGGCCGGCCCGTTGTCCTTGGGGTGGCCGATGACCAGGGGCGCCCGGTATAGCGCCGGGTCGTAACCGCTGATGGATGCCGCCAGGTCTTTCTCGCTGAACTCGACGGTTCGGCCCTGGCTATCGAGATGCTTACCGGCACGAAAGAATGGAATGGTTTTCATGGTCTGTGCGCTTCGGTTGAAGGTGATGCACACAGACTGAGCCAATGACCGGCCGAAGACTTTTAATCGAGTTTAAAGAGTGTCGCGGGGGTGTTGATGCGGCCAGGGTGCCATTGGCACCCGCGCAGTGGGATAGGAGTGAGGCAGCAGGGCTTTATAAAGCGTTTACAGCGCGATTCGCCTATGCGATTCGATGAACCGGAGCAGTATGCACGCTGTTGGGCCTCTGAGGGGCTTACAGGCGAGCGGCTTTTTCCAGGTGATGCATGGCCAGATCCAGGATGGCCTCTTCTGCTTCGGGCTGCAGCTCGCCCTCGGCGTCCATCGGCAAGTATGGGCGACCTGGAATGTCACCCCACAAGTGGGGGAAGTCCGACTTGGTGCCGCCGAACTGCATCATGGCGGCATAGGGCTTGTTGCTACCGACCAGCGCCGAGCTATCGGTCGCTTGCGTTGTGATCGAGGCGGCCAGGCCTGCAGAACTAACCTGCAGCATCTGCCCAGGCCAGTTACCGTTTTTCTCCCGGCGTGCCGTGGTGACATCGGACAGGTCTTCCCACTCGGGGCGGCCTTCCTCGCCGAAGTTTTCCTCGGTCTGGCTGGCCAGCTCGGCGGCGATGCCGCGCATCAGCGGTGCAATGTCGCCCACGGCCCACTCAATTTTGCGCAGAGCGGTCTGCAGGCGCTGGTGATCTAGTTCAACGGTGAACATTTCAAACCTCCTAGGCGGCTGCCTGTTTGCGTTTAAGCATGTCGGCCAGGCCGGTGCCTGGCGCGTGGTTGAAGCCGGGGTCGGTGCGGAAGGTGATGGCCTTGCCAGCGGCGTCTGTTGTGTGAATGCCGGTGACGGGTGCGGTGCGGATCTCGCCGGTACGTTTGTCGATGCCGGTTTCCACGGTCTCGGTGAACATACGTCCTTCGCTCGACACGATCTTCAGACCTCGGCGCTTCACTGCGGCTTCGGTCAGGGCGACAACACGACAACGGCAGTTGAACCCGTTCGGCGGGAAGATTGCCGACCAGATCGGATCGTCATGCCGGAACACCTGGCCACTTAACGCCTGGTGGCTCGGCCGGGTCTTGCCGTCCAGGATGGCCACGTACATCCAGTACGGGTGCGTCTCGGTGGTTTGCTCCATCTCGGCCTTACGGCCGGCCATGTACGCGCTCTGCAGGTTGGTCTGATAAATCGTCTTGAGACGGCGCGGGCTGCCCAACTGAACCAGCTTGTCGACGCCTTCACTGTCGACAATGACTTGCTGGCCCCACCAGCCTTGCGACTCCAAGACGGGCTGCAGATCCGCGATGAACTGCTTGAGCGTCTGGCCTTCCTGCAGCGCGGTTTCCAATGCGCCACGAATATCCGATAGCAGATCGAGGCGCATGGCCTTGGCCACGGTGAAGGACTGGTCGTGCGCCTGGTCGAGCATTTCCTGCCAGTTCCAAGTGATCGCATAGCCCTTGGATTTCAGGTAGGCCACGGCGTTTTTCGGCGCCATGCCGAAGATGGCCTTGAGGTCGGCCGGGTTCGGGGTCTTCGTGGTGGTCGCCATCAGTCCTCCCGATCCGCACTGGCATTCAGGCGGCCCCAGATGTTGGCCATGAACAGCAGGCGCGTGAGGTTCTCCTGCAGCGCCTGGTCATCCATCGTCGGGTACGCTTCGGCCAGCAGGCCGAGCGCCTCGGTATTGGTGCGAGCGCGCAACAGTGTCTCGATCAGAGAGGCAACGGCCTGTTCGCTCTGCTCCTGCAGCAGCTCGGCGGGCAGGCTGTTGATGGCCTGGTCCAGTGCTACCTGGTCGAGAATGGGCTTCAGGGTCGACTCGGCAAACTCCGGCGATTCAGCCGGCGCCGGGGTCTCGTCCAGATCGCCGTCCTGCAGGTTGTAGGTGCGCTTCCAGTATTGTGCCGTGAGCCTCACCCCCGACTCTGTGAGCGACTTGTCGCGGTCGGCCTGGGTCTTGTCGATCTCTTCTTGTTCCCACAGCTCATACAGCGGCGCGGCAACGTTCTCGCCGAAGTTCAGATCGATGACCCGGCGAATGACCGCGTTCATGGTCGCCGCGACAATGCCCTTGTCGCCGTCGCGGATGTCCTTGGTGACTTCAAGGCCGGCCGTTGCGCTGGCCCTGTTGCTGTTGGCTTCGGTGGTTTGGTTCTGCCCCAACAGCCCGACGTTGATCTCACTGCGGCAATAGACCAGCAGCTCGCGGTAGACCTCGGCGCTGCCGGCCTTACCTGCGGCCTCCATGATCTCGACGCTGGAATCATTCGGGATGACGGCAACAGCGTCCTGGACCATCGCCTCCAGGCTGTCGAGCAGCAGATCGGTTTCGCCTGTGCTGGCACCACGGGGATGCTTGCCGATCACCCAGGGCGAGCCGTACTTCTCGGTGAACTGGACCCAGAATTTCAGGCCACCTTTCATGAAGATCACCGGCCAGAAGCACATGGACAGATCAGCGAAGCCATACGGGTTGTTGTAGGTCGCATCCTGGCGGGCCACGACAAAGCGTTGCGGATCACACAGCTCACCAGTCAAACCGGCATCGCGGGCGCGAAAGCGCAGATTGTTCTCCTGGTCGTAAAGGAACCACTCGGCCGGCTTGCCCAGCAGATCCTCGGGAACGATGTTCATGCCGACTGGACGCCACATCAGCTCAATGGGCTGGAACCCGTACAACGGCGCGTCGAGCATCTCGCGAATGATCCGGTCAAGATCGAGGTCAGTCAGCCAGTCGCGTACAAAGCGCTCAACCCGCACGGGGGCATTGCCGCGCTTCAAGTCGCGCTCCAGGGCGAGGACCGACGACTTGCGACGGCGGATGTTGCCGCCGACCAATGCCGCGCTGCGCAGATCCCGATAGACCGTGATGTCTTTGCCCTGGGCCTTGAGGATCGGGTCGGGGTTGGGCAGGTACATGCCCAGCGCCTGGGCGTCGAAGCTGCGCGCACGGCTGGCGATATGCTCGGTCAGCCCCTTGTGTTTCGGCTCGGCGAAGTTGACGAATTCCGTGGGAGTGACCCACACACCTTTTTTGTTCATGCGTACCCCTGGGTGATGCGAGTGCCCTGACGTGGGCGACGGGATTTGACTGAGACCGGACCAGCAGCACTCTCCAGCGTTGCATAGTTGGCCAGTGAGCCGGCACCAGCGAAGTCGCCGTGACGGTAGAGTTCGGGGTCTTTAAGGTCTTGCGAGCGGGCCTTCGTGATCATCGGAATGCCGTCAACCACTTCGATGGACCGCACGTCCTGCTGCAGAGAATCATCCTTGGGCATCGTGATGGTGCCGTCTTCAAAGAGCTGAATGAACTTCGGCATCCAGGCGCCGTACCAAGCGCGGCTGAGTTTCACCTGCAGGATGCGGTCATGACCGAACTCATCGGCCGCTTCTTCGGCCAGGGTTTCACCACTACCGGTGGCGTCCAGGGCGGCACAGGCAAAGCGTGGCAGTCGACGCAGGATGTAGAACAGGATCTGTTTCTGTTGCCGGTACGGCACCTTGTGCATTTCCACCACAAACGGCACGTCCCGGTGCCTTGCCTGGTCGACGGACATCGGGCAGATGATCGAGAAGTCACGGTGACGGGCATAGTCCATGCCCAGGTAGTGCCGCAGCTCGGGCGTCAGCTCCTGAACCAACGGTGCCAGATAACGCTCAATCCAGTCCTCGACATACGCTTCACGGCGAGCAAGTGACTGCAGCGCAAAATCATCGTCCAGCGCCAGGCGCAACACCGTGCGAGCTTCACGCATGGCGTCCTCGATCCACACACCAGGAACACATATACCGTTGCCATCGCGCGGGATCGCGTCCAGCTCTTCATGCATCTGCGCTTTGCGCGGGCCGTATGCGTTGCGGATCTGCTTGTACCAGGCCTCCTTGCCTTCAGCCGTAGGGGCTTCCCCGGTCATCATGCACTTGCGTTCATACAACCCATTGGCAACGGCATCATCGAAGGTCGCCTTGTAGACCTCTGCCGTATCGCCATAGCGGCCTTCGCGGATGTCATTGACCATCTGGTTGAAGGGATTGCTCTTGCCGTTGTGGCTGCTGATGATGACGATCCGACCGCCCCAAATCAGCAGCGCGGTTGCAGCGTCCAGCACGGCGGAAACATCACGGTGAAAGGCCGCCTCGTCGATGATCACCTTGCCCTGCAGGCCGCGCAGGTTGGCCGGATTACTGGACAGCGCGACGATCTTGAAGCCCGAGGCATAACGAATACGGTAGGCATTGATCTGGCGGGTGTTGCCCGATTCGTCCTGGTCTTCAAACAGGAACTCTTCGATTTCACTGACACCCGAGGCCTGGGCCTCGGCCATCACCCGGCTGAACTTGGCGCAGTAGCCGATGAACTCAAGGCCTTTTTCCTTGGTGTCACCGACATAGAACACGTCCATGCCGCCAGCGGCCTTGCGTGACGCGGCAGTGATCACCGAGTCCAGGGCCTCGGCAAACGTGATGCCAGTCCGACGGCCTTTTTCACAGAGCTTTATCTGAGCGTGAATGCTCAACCAGTCGGCCTGGTGCGCCATGAGGATGCCATCGGCAATCGGGTTGTAGTCGCTTGGGATCTGTTTGACGCTCGGCGGCAAGTCGTCCCACTCGACGACGCGCAACGTGCTCGATGACGGCTTGACCGCTGGGGCACTCATTTGACACCCAGGAATTTCTGACGCCAGAACAGGGCCTGTTCTTCGCTGATACCCCCAGTCTGTACGGTCTTGGCCAACTCGGCGTCCTGCTCCTGGAGCAGCCGATCACGCGTAGCTTTCTCGATAGCCTGGCGTTCCTTGAGGCTCAATGTCCGGGCCTGCATGGTGTTCTTTGCCGCCCGAGCAAGATCAGCAACTTCCTTGGTGGTGACATCATCTTTTTCATGCGCGCCCATTGCGGCCTGGTAAGCCAAGGTCGATATGGCCTCGACCAACAGTGCGCCGGTTTTGTCGGATGCATCCTCTCCGAATGCACCCACGAAGGCTTCGGCTTGTTCGCGGGTCTGGCGCGTTTTCTCGATCAGCTCATCGAAGCCTTGCTTGAAGCGCCCCAGCGCGCTACGGCTGGGGGCTTTCTCGTTAGGAAAACGCGACCGGATATCGGCCAGCATGTCATCCAGGGTCATGCGGTCTTCGCGCAGTAACTTCTGGATGTACGCCTTGACCATCGGTGGCAACCGATTGATGGATGATTTCCCGGCCATGTTATGCCCCCGGCCGCTTGATGCCTGGCACTCGGGCGCGACCGGCAGCAATGTCCTGGCCACGCTCGGTGAGTTTGGCTACCAGCACCGGGCCGACATCGGAAACAGTCACCGCGCCTTGTTCGGCCAGCCAGTGCAGTTCGGTTTTCACCTGGTCGCGGCTGAGGGTGTGGCCGAAGTTATCCAGGGCCATGGTCAGCACCGAGCTGTTGGCACGGTAGCCGGTCGTCTCGGCCAGCAGGCGCAGGATAACAAGGCGGTAGTCTTCACGCAGAAAGGCGGCGTATTGGGTCATGTCTTCTCTCGCAGCAAGTAATCATTGATCCGGTCCAACTGGCGGGATAAAGGCCCAAGGACTTCCTTGACCCCCGACAGCTCGGCCCGTACCGCCTTCATGTCACCCAACAGGTCGGTGACGGCGGTCTGGTCAGGCAGGTGCCGGATCTGCTCCTCCAGGGCGACGATGCGCGTGCGCAGCTCCAGCAGTTCCTGGGCGCTGGCGGCATCTCGTTTGATCATCCAGGTGTAGATGCCGAGTACCGTCAGCATCAGCCACTGAACGGTTTGGAAACCGAAATTGAGTTCGTTCAGATTCATTCAAAACCCCGTGTGGCCAAGTGTTCCAAGGCGTCTATGCAGTCAAAGCAATGTTCGATACCAGGGCTGTCCTGGCGTTGATCTTCAGGAATGGCATCACCGCATTCCTCGCAGCGGTAAGCCGAGCGGCCGGAGCCGCGACGAAGGTCGCTGCTGCGTACACGCAACTCCGAATCGCTGATGTCGCCATCTGTAGCGGGTTCAGCTACATCCATAGAGCGTCAGTCCTTTTCCTGGAGATTAAGCAAGGCATTGAGTTGGGCGAGGATGGATCGGGCCCACAGGCCGTAGTCCTGGGCGTGGGCAAGGATGTCGGCGGGAGTGACGCCGCTTTCCAGTAGCTCGGCTTCAGAGCCGGTGGTGGGCCAGGCCGCTTTTTCAGCTGCGGTGACAGCGGTGCCCGGTCCTGGGGCGGGCACACCGAGGGCGGTGTTGAAGTCGCGCAGCCAACCAGCAGTGAACACGCAGCGAGGAATAGGCTTAGCGACAGCGCCAGGCGCCGGAATGTATTGGGTCGTGACATGGGGGATTCGCTCCTGGAGCTGGCGTTTCTCTTCGGCGTGGCGGTTGAGGGTGGTGAGCAGCAAGGCCTCAGCTTCGTTGGCACGGGTGACCTGCTGCAGCAGTTGCAGGCGGTTTTCCTTTTCCGCTGCTCCGGCCTGTATTGCCTGGGTGGCCGCGAACGACTGCAGGTTGGAATTGCCCAGGGCTTCGGCGTACCGAAAACCGAAGCCGTAGGCGATTGAGCCGGCCGCCGCTGCGCTGATCACACAGGCCAGCCCGGCGACAAGGAGTCCTTTAGGCAACCGTTCAAGCACCATGGCGATGCCTCATGCGGTGGCGGGACTTTCGGGCACGGTCGCCGGCTTTGCCGTGGCGATAGAGGGGCATGACGCCGGACCTGATCCAGGTTCCGGCAGCAGTGCTGGGGGCAGGCCAGCGACAAACACCCGCGAGCCCCGCCAGCAGCGCCGCGAAGGCCCTACCAAAGAGGTTCAGTCTCATGACGGAACCTCCTGGTTTGGTTGCTCGGGCTGGTCAGTAGGGCCTTGCTTGATCAGGCGAGTAACGAACAGCAGGACGGCCAAGCCGCTGTTAACTGCGGCATAGGTCGATGAAGAGAGTTGCGCTTGCCACATAGGCAGGATGGTGGCCTGGGCGAAACCCAGTAGTGCAATGACGATGGCCAGCTGGACGCTGTGAAACTTCCAGCAGCAATGGCAGTTGTCGATCAGCTTCATGCTGGCTCCCCGTGATAGGCGTCGGGGACAATGCCCGCCAAGTACAGGCCTTCATTGATCAGTGCTTCGCCGTACCAGTTGCCCTCGGGGAGAGGGCCGGCGCCGTTTTCGTGGCGGATGATCGCTTCTGCCAGAGCACGCATGGTCCGATAGTCGTACACGTCGATACGCTCTTCAGGTGACACGCCAAGGCGGCCAGCAACCTGACAGATATAACTCTCGGTGTTGTTCTCGTTCGGCGGCGCCCAGCGGCCGATAATCGAGCGAACAGTGCGCAAGCCATGCTTGTCCTGGTAGGTGATCAGGGTGCGAGCCAGGGCTCGGATGCCCCATTGGGGGCCCATGAACTGGACGAATGCAGTGTCATTCTGATTCGCCGACATGCCTTGCCAGCGGGTGCCTTTTGCGTGGCGGATATTGCCGGGGTTGAAGTTGCGGATGCCGCGAGGGGTTACGGGTCGCATCGGACGCCTCCTGTAATGACGCCGTACTTTTCGGGCGCCAGAAATACACACGCCGCCATGATCGGCGGCGTGGTACAGGAAGGCTTTTAATCGAGTTTAAAGAGATGGCTAAGTACAGGAACTTCGCTATGTAATCAGTCAACAACGCCAGTTGCGCGGTAGAGTCCTCGGGCGCCTGCGACAGCGTCAGAATGCGTACTTCCTTGAATCCGATTCACCGCGTACATAGACAGCAGCTCAGCACAGTCCTGCTTAGTCTTGGCACCGAGAAGTACAGCGTTGGCACCTTCGATTACATCCGTAGCCTCAGCATAGCGACCTTCAGCGCGAATCTTCTTGGTGATGAACCAGGCGATATTGGCGAGCTTTTCCTCATTCTCGACATTGCATACGGTTAGGCCTCTGGTAAGTGCAGCCTGGGTGCGTTCTACCTCTGGAGAGCTACTTTTAACCGTCTTATCTAGGCTCAGTGTTGTGAGCTTTTCCGCAATAGTCTCCGCGCTTGCTGCCATAGAACACAGTAAAGCCAGAATTAAAAATGCAAATTTCAAAGTTAATCTCCCTATTTAACAGTCTGAAGAGGTCGAGCAAGCACCTCCATATTTTTCAACTAAAACAGAATCCCGCCGATGAGCAAGCCCAGGCAAAATAGTCCAGCTGCGTTCTGCCGATTCAACATCAAGAATTCTTTGAACGTCAGCGAGCTAATTTCAGGGGCAAGAGGTGCGGTTTGTATATCCGGCTTAAAGCCCAACACAAACTCTAGAGTCTTTTGGAGTTGAGGCTTTTGAAGGTTGTTGAGCTGAGTGCGACCAAAGTTCAACTCACAAAAAGTATTCATCTCGGTCTTGGCATCTTTTTCAGCCACTGCACGTAGAACTTTTCCGACCAACCGACGCTTATCAGCTTCTTCCTGTAGGCGCTCCAACCTCGTCTGCATCACATTGCGCGCATCAATGAACTGCTCCGCTGTGATCTCAGAAATGGAAGTCACTGCCAGCTGTGCATGTACTGTACGCCATACATCACGGGGATCATCACCTAGCTCCTCGCACTTCGCCCGCAGCTCATGCAGCTCCTTCCTCTGAGCAGAGACCAGACCTCGGACCTCGGTTTTGTCAGTCAGATTAATACTGATGCCGTAATTGTTGATGTCACCTTCGGCCACTTGGCCTACACCGCCATGAAAGTCCTGGCTCATGGTTACTTCTTCCTTTTACTGCCACCGACGTTGAGCGTAAGCCCTTCCTGATTCACTGACCCGTGTATGTACTGACCAACTTCTTTGAAGGTGTGACTGGCAGCTCCAGTAGGAAGCCCACCAAGAAGAACTCGAAGCGCTGCGTCTTTTAGCTCTTGTTCACTTTCTCGAAAGCGTTCGATTAACAAACGCTCCTCCGGCGTGAGAGCTACTGAGGATCGTACCCCGGTTAGCACGTACTGGACATCTACACCGGCTAGGGCAATGGCGGATAAATAGTCAGCGGTCGGAGAGCCATCACCTTTTTCATAAAGAATCTGAGACCCCTTAGATACGGCCCCCACGCGTCCGAAGTCAGTCTGATTCATTCGCAGACGTTTCCGCTCTTCTACAAGCCTCACGCCAAGATTAATTCTTTGCACCAAAAGTCCCCTTGCATGGTTCAAGATCTTGAACCATAATGACCACGCACCACCACGAATGGTCACAATCTACCACACAGGGGGGCGCCATGACCGGCACCACAACTGCACTCGACTCGGCGCCGCTGCCGTATCCACAAACACCCACCAGCGCCAACGCCTGGTTTGTGAGTCATGGCATCTGCAAATCGCAATGGGCCAGGGCCCTGGGCTTTGATCGCATGACTGTTGTTGACCTGTTGCGCGGGCGACTGAAGGGCCACCGTGGAGAAGCACACCACGTAGCTGTTGCCCTTGGGCTGAAGCCCAATCCCGCCCGCACCAAATCAAAACCAGCTGTCGCAGCTAAAGCCGCGTAACCGGAGCCATCCATGACTCAACCCGTTTCTGCCGCTGCCCGCGCTCTGCGCGTACTCAAGGCCCTGAAAGGCCACACCATCACCGGCCTCAGCAATACCGAACTCGTCCAACTGACCAATGACAGCCCCAGCAACATCAGCCGCGCCATGCAGACCCTCATAGAGGAAGGCCTGGCCGTGAAGCTGGATAACGGCCGCTTTGCCCATTCTGTCGGCATGTTGCAAATCGCACAGGCCCACGCTGAACACATGGCGCGCTTGACCCAGCGCATGCAGGAAATCAATCAGCGCATCGCCGCTGGCTCGATGAACTAAGGAGAAACACGATGGCACGTACCAAAAGCCAACCCGCACCCACCGTTGAAACTACTCCCCTGGATGGCGAAGTTCTTACGGCCAATCAGAACCTGATGGCGGGCAACTGCGCCGAAGTCATGAACCAGTTCGGCGACGGCCTTCCCTATGAGCGTACCCGGCTGATCAACGAGGCCCGCTTCTACATGGCCCAAAGTGCCGAGGCGATGCTGGAAGCGGGTAAGCGCTTGATTGTCCTCAAGGAAAACGAGCCGTATGGCGAGTTTGAAAAGATCGTTCGTGAACAGCTCGGCATGCCGGAGCGAACCGCTCAACGAATGATGCAAGCGTCTCTCAAGTACCTGTCACCGCTGCTTGAGGCAAAAGCGCCGACGTTGGCGCTTTTGGGAAAAAGCAAATTGTTCGAACTGATTGCCGAGGATGACGAAGACCTGGAGGCCCTGGCGGAAGGGGGGACGGTCGCCGGCTTGTCCATGGATGAGATTGACCGGATGACCAATCGCGAACTGCGGGCCGCTCTCCGCGACTCCCGCGAAAACGCCAAGGCACAAAGTGAAGTGCTGGCGAAGCGTTCCAGTGACCTGCAACAAGCCAAGGACGAACTCGATGTCGCCCGCAAGCGCATCCAAGGTCAACCCTTGGACGTAGTGATCAAAGAGCTTCGCGCTGAAGTGGCGGACATCGCGTTTGAGGTCGGATCAACGGCAATGGGCAAGTTGCGCGCAGGCTTCACGAAGATTGCGGAACACGCCACCGAGTCCGGCCAGGACCATCGAACCTTTCAAGCTGGCCTGATCCATGAGCTGGAAGTCACCCTCGCCAGCATTCGCAGTGAATTCCATCTGCCCGCACGCCAGGCCGATACCGACCCCGTCTGGATGGCTGCGGAAGAGGCCTGAACATGAACCCGGTTCAGACCCAGCTTGTGGCCCAAATTGCCCAACGGGCAGCCAGTGCCCCGCACGGTCAGCGCACAGCTATCTATAAGGCAGGCGCGGCCGAACTGGGTATCTCAATCCAAACCCTACAGCGCAAGCTGAAGGAGGTCTCAGTGACCAAACCACGCAAACGCCGCAGTGATGCCGGATGCAGTGCCTTGCCGCTGGAAGAAGCGCAGAAGATATCGGCCATGTTGCTGGAGTCGATCCGCGCCAACAACAAACAGCTGTCCACCATTGATCGCGCCGTTGAACGCCTGCGGAGCAATGGGCTGATCATGGCGGGTCGAGTCGATGAAGCCACCGGCTTGTTTCAACCGCTGACTAACGGCGCCATTAGCCGTGCCCTGAAGGGCTACAAGCTGCATCCTGACCAACTGCTGCAGGATGCTCCGGCTGTGTCACTGGCAAGCAACCACCCCAACCACGTTTGGCAGGTGGACGCATCGATCTCGACACAGTTTTACCTCGCTGACAACGGCGCCCAGGCGATGAACAAAGCTGAGTTCTATGACGGCAAGCCTGGCAATCTGAAGAAGATCGAACGTCAGCGCTTGTGGCGCTACGTGATCACCGACCACACCAGCGGCACTCTGTATCTGGAGTATGTGCTGGGTGCTGAGTCGGCTGAGAACCTGTGCACCGTGTTAATCAACGCGATGCAGAAACGCCACGAATCGGACCCGTTCCATGGCGTGCCATGGATGCTGATGACTGACCCTGGTGCAGCCATGACCAGTGGCATTTTCCGCAACCTGTGCCGTGCCATGTCCATCGATCTGATCATTAACCAGGTCGGCAACGCACGGGCCAAGGGCCAGGTCGAGCAAGCACACAACATCGTTGAGCGTGAGTTTGAGAGCGCACTGAAATTCCAAGCCGCGAACAGCCTGGAGCAAATCAACACCTGGGCCGGAAAGTGGATGCGTTATTACAACGCAACCGCAATCCACACGCGCACTCGGCGCACCCGCTATGGCGTGTGGCAATTGATTACGCAGGAACAGCTGCGCCTGGCACCAAGCGCTGAGGTCTGTCGTGAGCTGGCGGTCAGCACGCCGGAGTACCGCACGGTTAGCAACCTGCTGCGTATTTCGTTCCGTGGTGATCAGTTCGATGTCAGCTCCGTGCCACGGATCATGGTCGGTGAAAAGCTGTTGATCACTCGTAACTGCTGGCGCGACAAAGATGCCGCCATTGCCGTCCTGGTCGGTGACGACGGCCGCGAGCAATACCATGTTATCGAGCGGATCGGCATGGATCAGTTCGGCTTCGCGCAGACCTCGGCCACCATTGGCGAGCAATACAAGAGCCATGCTGAAACCCCGGCACAGGCCTCGCGCAAAGTCCTGGAACAGATCGCTACCGGCACCACCAGTCAGGCCGACGCTGAAGCCGCACGCAAGGCCAAGGCCGTGCCGTTCGGCGGCCTGATCGACCCTCACAAACACGTCAGCGACACCGTATTGCCTGCCTACATGCCGCGTCGTGGTACTTCGCTCAATGTCAACGCGCCAACCGTAGAACATGCGCTGCTGACCCATGTCGAGGCAGCGAAGTTGCTGCAACCGCGCTTGGCCAATCTCTGGTCCGGCGAGTCCTTTGGCTGGCTACAGCGGGAGTACCCCGAGGGCGTTCCGCAAGAGAAGCTCGATGACATCGAGGCCGAGTTGAAGAGACCTGCTGAAGTCACCCGTACACCGCTCAGCCTGGTGCGGGCTGTTGGAGGTCAGTGATGTTGAAGCTGAAGAAAATTTTGCAGGAGGTTGGCCGCCCTCAAAGGGCCTTGGCCGAGTCGCTGAATCTCAGCGGCGCATCGGTTGCCCAACTGCTGAACCATGGTCAGTGGCCACGCAGCCTTGACTGCGACGAATTGCAGGGGCGCATCCGTGTGTTCCTGACCGAAGCCGGCGCCAACGATTCCGATATCGCCAACGCCTTTGAAGAAGTGGATCAGCCGTGCGCCAACACGGCTGATCCGGCCCTTAATGAAGAGCCGTCCGGGGAGGACGAACCTATGTTACTGCCAAAGCAGACGTTACTGCCAAATACACGGAAAGCCTTCGGCCTGCTCCGCGATCCCTTTAGTGATCTGCAGTGCACGCAAGATATGTGGCTCAGCCCTGAAATCCGCTATGTGCGTGAGTTCATGTATCAGACGGCGCGTCACGGCGGATTCCTCGCCGTTGTAGGGCAGTCAGGTGCTGGCAAAAGCACGTTGCGCCGTGACCTGGTGAACCGGATCACCGAGAACAATGACCCGGTGATCATCATTGAGCCCTATGTCCTGTCCTCGGAAGACAGCGAAGCAAAGGGCAAACCGCTGAAAAGCACGCACATCGCCGAGTCCATGATGGCGGCTGTGGCGCCCCTGGAAAAAGTGAAGAGCAGCCCCGAGGCGCGTTTCGCCCAGCTGCACAAGGCGCTGAAAGAATCCACTGCGGCCGGGTATCGCCATTGCCTGGTGATCGAAGAAGCGCACAGCCTGCCGGTCTCAACGCTCAAACATCTCAAGCGTTTCCTTGAGCTGGAAGTCGGCTTCACCAAGCTGATCAGCATCATCATGATCGCTCAGACAGAGCTTCTGATGAAGCTCAGCGAGCGCAACGCCGACATGCGCGAGGTGGTCCAGCGCTGCGAACGGATCGACCTGGAGCCAATTGCAAACGAACGCCTGGGGGAATTCCTGAAGTTCCGTTTCGAGCGTGCGAATAAAGCCCTCGGTGAAATCATTGACGACGGCGGTATCCAAGCGATTGCCGAACGTCTGTCTCAGCCCAGCAAGCGCAATGGACGCGATGAAACTGTTTCCTCGCTGTACCCGCTGGCTATCGGCAACCTGGTAGTAGCGGCGATGAATCTGGCCGCCAAGCTGGGTGTGCCGATGATCACCGCCGACATTGTGAAGGGGGTGTGATATGGCCGCTCTTTACTTGGTAGGGGTTCAAGCCACGTTGCCGCCAAGCATCTTGGCTGAGGACTTCCCCGCAAAGCTGTCGGCCTTCAATGACCTGACTCGCGAGATCCGCGGTGCTAGCATCGTGATCAAACACCTGGTCCTGGTCGACAACAAAATCTTTATCGAGCCGTCCAGCGTCGAGCTGCTTCTGCGGCGGTTTGGGCATGAGCTGCGGAGCATGCGCAGCGCGTCTAGGGGACGGTTCACCTGCCACACCGTGACGGCACGCGGCGTTGATATCGCCTGGTACTCCTTGGTGAAGGAGCAAGACCATGAGTGACGCCATCGTTCATGCATGTTCGACCCTCTGCAACCCGGATCTTCTCAGCGAGCAACAGGCTCGGGCAGAACTGAAACGGGTCAACGACGCGCTGTTCGGTAAAGACCTGAAGATCATCGAGCTGAAAGAACAGGTCCATTCCCTCAATGCAACGTTGGTGAAACTCGCCAAGCTGCAGCTCGCTGGTAACTACAGCGACATCTATAGCGAGATGCAGCGGCTCGGCGACTACTACCAGCAGCAGATGGCAGTTCTCGCTGCAAGGCAGGTTCACTGATGAGTACGCAATTGGATCTCAAGTGCCCTTGCAAAGGGCCGCTATTTGCTCGTTCTGAATCCGCTGCTCACGACGAACAACTCATAGACGTTGTGGTGGAGTGCAAGGCCTGTGGGCGCACGCTCAATAGTTTTATCTTTATCGATGAAATGCTGGTTCTGGACGAAGGCTCCAGCGGCGGCAAGGAGAATGCTGATGTCTGATATCAAAATTCCAGAAGGCTTTGTCCGCAATGCCATCGGCCACTTGGTGCCAGTTGACCAGGTACGCGAACAGGACAAGCTGCGCGACCAGGTAGCGGGCGAACTTGCCGAAGCAGCCAAAGAGCTGAACCTGGCACTGAAGAACTTCAAGAAAAAATCGCTCGGTGACATTGCCGATCTGATCAGCATTGCGGGCGAACGCTACGGCGTCCAGATGGGCGGCAAGAAAGGCAACGTGACCATTGCCACCTATGACGGCAAGTACAAAGTCGTGCGCTCATACGCGGATCGGCTGATCTTCACCGAGGAAATGGAAGTGGCAAAGGTCATGGTGTACGACTGCATCAAGACATGGAGCAAGGGTGCAGACAACCATTTGCTGGCCATCGTAGACCGTACCTTCAGCCCAAACCGTAACGGCCAGATCAAGACCTCTGATGTGCTGGACCTGCTGCGCTTGGAGATCGATGACGACACCTGGAAAGCAGCGATGAAGGCTGTAAAGGACTCGATCCTGGTGTCTGGCAGTTCCGTGTACATCCGCGTGTATGAGCGGGTCAACGACACTGACGAGTACCGGGCCATTCCTCTTGATCTGGCGGTGGTGTGATATGGAAGACAATCGCATCCTCGACAAGATCAAAAAATGCCTGGAGATGGCCAAGGGCAAAAGCTCCAATCCGAACGAGGCTGAGATCGCCTTGCGTCAGGCTCACAAGCTGATGGAGATCTACAACCTGGAGATGGGAGACGTACTGGCCAGCATGGCCGGTGAGGCTAAGGTAGCCGCCGGCTCCGAAGGCGATCCGCCAGCCTGGCGGGTTCGCTTGGCGCATGTGTGTGCCGAAGCATTCGGCACACACTTCATCATCAGTACGTCTTGGTTTGAACAAGCATCCTTCATTTTCATCGGTTGCGCTGCAGCCCCTGAGCTGGCTGGTTACGCCTACCAGGTACTGGAGCGTCAGTTACAGAAGGCGCGTCGTGATTATCTGGCTACGCAGAAGCGCTGTAAGCGCTCAACCAAGGTAGCGCGAGGCGATGCCTTCGCCCATGGTTGGCTCGATGCTGTGTCGACCAAGGTAGAGCAGTTTGCGGGGGTAGAGGAAAACATCGCCGAGGCCATCCAGGCATACATGTCGAAGAAGTACCCGAAGCTCGGCCCAGCCAAGATGAAGCGCCGCAAGCTGAAGGCCCGTGATGAGGTGGCCAGCGATGCCGGCTACGCGGCCGGCGAGCGTGCTCAACTTCACCACGGCATCGGCCATCAGCCGGTCGCTCGACTGACCCAAGGAGTGTGATATGTCGCAGGCCAACCCCTTCATCCGACCGGGTCAGGAGTACGGCGCGGTAGATACCGAGAGCCGCCTGCGCGCTCTGGAGAACTTCGACGTGAACCAGTGCCGTGCAGCGCTCGCGCTGCACGGCCTGCAGAAGACCGTCGAGAAGAAGCTGCGCAGCCGCATTCGCCAGTTGGAGAAGCTCGCAACCTCTGTCGTGAAAGAACGGGAGGGCAGCTTATGAGTGCTGCGCCGACCGACCCTATCCGACTGCGTTACATCAAGATGATCCATGTTGCCCGGCGTGAGCTGCGCATGGATGACGAGACGTATCGCCTGATGCTGGCTGGAATGACGGGGTTGAATGGCGCAACGTCCAGCGCTGACTTGAGCGTTCCAAACCTGCTGAGGGTTTTGGAACAGCTCAAGCAGAAGGGCTTTAAGCCTCGTCCAAACAAGGCTGGTAAGCGGCCACAGGCCAACGATGAGCAGTCCAAGAAGATCCGTTCGCTATGGTTGGCACTGCATGACCTAGGCGAGGTTCGCGATCCGTCCGAGGCAGCTCTGGCCAACTTCGTAAAGAGCATGACCAAGGTGTCTGCGCTGCAGTGGCTCAGCGTCGCCCAGGCAAGTCGAGTGATCGAAAACCTGAAGCAGTGGCAGCACCGTGTGACCAATAAGGAGGTCGTATGAAAGCGTCCTGTAGCGCTCCGGGTGAGCTTCTTCAGACCCTGGCCGACCATGTGGCTCAGTCTGCCAAAGAGACCCTGGACATCAGCCCTGAACTCGCAGAGGCACATGGCAATGAAGTGGCTATGTTGATGGCTAACGTTTGGGGAGGGCAGGTTCTCTACATGCCGAAAGGCATCCATCTGCAAGCCTCGAAGTTGCATCAGCAAATCTTTGATGAATGGACGGGACGTAACCAGCGGGAGCTGGCCATGAAACACAATCTCTCGTTGGCGTTCGTCTACAAGGTCGTTAAGAGGATGCGGCTGGCAATAATTGCTCGCGACCAGGGCGATCTGTTCGCATCTTTTGAAGAGGCCGGCGAAGAGTAG